GAATGGATCAGCGATACAACGAAGGGCTTATCTCAATGCTTGCCCTGAATCTTGCTGAATCACTTGGCCTTGCCACTACGCCGCGCCTTGCTTCATCTTCTGCCGCTGGCCTTGCCGCTATTCGCAAACTGTCGGCACTTCCAATTAACTGGAAACACCCAAACAGAATGCCCTTTGGTTCTGGGAACCAGCGCCAGCCATACCGCGACCGTGGGCGCTTCTATCGTGACTCACTGGTACAGCGCAGCATTAACGGAGCTATCAAAATTGATGGCTCTTACATCACCCTTAACGGCTCTTATATGACGATAGGTAGCAGCTAATGAAAACTTTCGTAATACCGCCAACAAATGGCACTTATCAAGAGGCAGACGTTACTGTTACCGGAACAAACACAGCGTCAGACCACTACATAAAACTGGCCTTCTCTCAGTTCACTGCCGGGAAAGTTGCCGTGCAATACAAGCCCGACGGCAAGCCGTGGGAGCCTGTAGGTTTTGCTGAGCTGACTTCGCCTGATGTTGCTGAATTTTATTTCTCTGAATCGGATGTGACTGACTGGCGCTTTGTCGTATCAGGCATTTCCGGCGGTGGCTATATTCAGATGGTTGATTCTGGCGTTGACACCCAACCGGGAATTAACAGTGTCAGCCTGAATAATGCAGTTGTCCTGACCGACGCTCAGTATGCGGCCACAACGCCATCTGACGACGTTCTTTACATCACCACGGGCTGAGGTGCTGAAATGAGACTTTCAGACGCTACAGGCGTTTACATCGGCTCCACTCCGGTAAGCAAGCTATATGTCGGAATGCAGGAGGTGTGGAGTTCTGGTGCTGGATATGTTGAAACCGTCGCGGCGTTCGGCGAGTCTGGTTATCACGCCAGCACTCGGACAATTGGCAGTTCTCAGCAGGCTATGAGCCAGACTATTTTCACAGTTCAGCAAGAGCAGACGCATATGCGACTGTTTTTTGACAATGCGTATTACGGCTCTGGTTCGTCTCCGAACATCACCAAAAATTCACCGGGATGGTCTGCGACTATATCCGCGTCAATCGTCGATAATCTGGGTAATTTCACTCGGATTACATTCGGCGGCTCAAATGACGCTGTAATTGCTGATGGTGATGCGGTTATTTCTGACGAAGTGGAACTTACAGCTCCGATTGCTGCGGGCGCTACTCATTTTGTCCGGATTTATTACCGCTCTGCAACAGGCATTATATACAGTGATAAGGTTACTCAGTCAGTAGGAAACCGAATGGAGTTTGGCGCAACCGTTACGGATAAAACGATGTCGGGGACCATTGCAGGTTCTGACGGTCTTTCGCTTCCTCCGTTTGCACTGCTTGGTCGTGCTAGCGGCTCTGTTCGTGGCGCGCTGCTTATTGGTGACTCTATATGCTGGGGTGAAACTGGGGATGAACGCAGGGTTGATGGTGATTACGGCATTCTGTCGCAAAGCCTCACGGGCGCTCACCCTAACGTCATCATGGCGATGCCTGGCTCTCAGGTTCAGACGTTTCTTTCAAATCGCAGCAATATAGCCGACCTTGATCCGTACATTGATGTGGTAATTACAAACTACGGAACAAATGACCTTGGTGGCAGCGGACGCACTGTTCAGCAGGTTTTTGATGACCTTACGGCAATGCGCAACCTGCCAGCATATGCCGGTAAGGATTTCTACATCTGCACAATGTGCCCCCGGACAGACACAAGCAATAATCCGAACACTGTCACCCCGAAAGTTGTCGATTTCAACACGCGACTGCGCTCAGGTGAGTTCGATTCAGTGTTTACCGGATGGTTTGACGTTGCCGCACCATTGGAGAGCGGAACAACTCCGGGAACTTGGGCTGATTTCTCCGACACGAACGACGGACTACACCCGAATCAACAGGGTTACGATAAAGTGGCCGCAGCGGGCGTGATAACACTGTGACAAACGACGAAATAAGCGCAGGTGAAGCATGAGTGAAATAGAGTTTAAAGACCTTACGGCAAGGCCGACAACGGCGGGTGATAGCTTTGTCGGAATTGATTCGGCTGGGGAAGCTGCGCGGATTACTATCCCGTCTTCGTTCTCGGTTGGTACAGCAGCATACGACAATCTTGGAACAGCAGGCGATGAGGTTCCACTTAACGGCGACTTGGGAACAGCTGCCAGTGTCGATACCGGCACAGACCCCGGTGACGTTCCTCTTAATTCAGACCTTGGCACTGCAGCGTATGTGGACACTGGCGCCGGGGCTTCTGATGTTCCACTAAATTCAAGCCTCGGGACGTTCGCCTACGAAGACTTTGACGCCGGTCCTTTTACGGCTAACGGGTATATACAGTTTCCGGGCGGTTTGATTCCGCAATGGGCCACGCAAACGGTATCGGCGACGAATGGAAGCTCTCATGTTCTGAATTTCCCGATAACTTTCCCTACTGGAACTTTGCAGGCGATAATGTCAGCAACAGCCGGAACCACTGCGACAGGCACCGCTGATGAGGGTACTGTGGTTGCATCTGTTACGGCATCTTCACTGACGTGGGAGCACCGCTGGAACACGCAGTACGCTCAAGATTACCGCTTTTTTATGATAGGGCATTGATATGTAATATTGGCGCGATGGATTCAGGGACAGCAATATTCACGGCAATCCGGAAGATTCTGATATTGTCCTGACTGATGAAGAATACAGTGATTTGCTTTCTGAACAGTCGGCAGGAAAAGTGATATCCGTAGTTGACGGTGCGCTTGTTTGTGTTGAGCCTGTGCAGAGCTTTACTAAAGATGAACTTTGTCTCTCTATTGACGCTTTGGCAGGTTCCGTTGCTGAATCGTTTGCCCCTTATTCGCTTGCTGATCAGGAATACAAACTGACACAGGCACAGGTGGCTGAGTGGCGTTCTAACGGCTCTCCTGCCAATGATGTGCCATCTGCGCTGCAATCGTGGGTGGACGCCTCTGGACTCTCTGTTGAAGACGCAGCGGCCAGCATTGAGGCAAGTGCCGATTCTCTGAACTATGCGCTTCTGGAAATCCGGCGGATTCGCCTGAAGGCAAAGCGCGATATAATGGACGCAGAAACAATTGAAGCGGCTGTTAATATTCGTGATACCGCCCTGACTGAGTTGGAGTCTCTGAAATGAGTAAGAAGACCTATTTCAAGGTTAATGGCACTGGCTCTGAGACCCTGCCAATTACGGGCGGAACGGATGAATTCCAAGCCCTGAATCTTGACGAAAAGTACGAGCGGGTATATTTCAGTATCGTGTTTTACACTGATGCCACACTGTCAACCTTGGCGACGCCTACAACTGGCACGGTCACTTTCTCCGGCAAGGATGGCGACGCGACTGTTGCCATTGATTCCGGTGAATTTAATGCGGCTGATACATATCTGGCGACCACACTGCAGCCTGCTGCGACCGGTAATTTCACAGGCGCAACACTAGAGCTATCTGGTGTTGACTCTGGGCTTTATGCCCGGGCGTGGGCAATGCAGAAAGGTGCTGACCAATGAAGGCTAACTGGCTGCGATTCAATTCCGGCGATGGTCGCTTAGCTCCGATTTACGACACTATTGTCCGTGTATCCGAACCGTCAGACCTGTCCGGCACGCTGTCCAGCTCTGTGATTTACGAGCTTGATGGAATTATTGACTTTACCGGAACCGGCCTGAATATCACTGTCCCTGCTGGTGGCCTGTCAATCCGTGGTCAGTCGTTTGATATCTCGGGGCTGGTGTGTAGCGATGACAATTACACGCTGTTTGAGTCTGAACTGGGCGGTTCAGGAAACGTGCTTGGCATGGAATATTATGTCGAGGTCACAGGCGCTAACTCACAGGTTTATGACCTGACTGACGCTACTGGTTTCAATGCGTTTGAGTTCGACAAAATAAACTACAACAACTGTACGTCTCTGGGTGAGATTAACGGCTATCGGCAGGGGCTGGAAATCGGTACGGGGCGACTCGGTGGAACTCCTACTCTGACGCTGTCAGGAACGTGGGTTGGTGGTTATCGAATCACTACCTCAATTGTGCGCGGGCTGGATGCGGCTATGAATGCTCCACTGTTCGAAGCTGGCGCAGGTTTCTCTATGTCGGGTCGATTCCTTACTGACATTAACGCGGATTTGGGTGCTACTGCATCTCTATTTGACTTTGCCTCATCGCAGTTTCCAAACCCGTCTACAGTGCAAGTAAACGGCGCTCTGCTGCAGCGTAACGGTGTGTTTGACCCTGACGACTCGACGATTATCCCGAATATGTCTGGCGCTGATATTTGCGCTCTGTTTCAGGATTGTGTGGGCATTGACAACACACATGTTGGTGGGCGCCTAACTGTTACAGCTGAGACAACCACGACAATCTCAGCCGCTGGGACATATGTTGATTTGGCGGGCACGTTCACAGCATCTGACCTCCAGCACTTTGATTCACCGGCTAACGGTCAGCTACGAAATATCGGCAACACGCCACGCGAGTTTGTGGCTAGTCTGTCTGTTAATATAGCAGGCGGTCAGGCGATGAAATCGGTCTGAAGCTGGTAAAATGGGATGACTCTGCGTCCACTTTTGTGGATATCGAAGTCCCGCAAGTCCAGACGATTAATAACTTTATCATCACTACCGATAAAGCTAACTTCGTTAATATCGCCCCATTTGAGCTTGACCAGAACGATTACATTAAATTTCAGGTAGCAAACCTGAGTGACACGACGAACGTAACAGCTGAAAACGGATCATACATTTTCGTGAGTGAGCGCTAATGCAAGAACTGCCGCTGAACGGGTTTTACGAATCAACTACGACAAAGAACAGCGTTCGCCGTTGCGTTAACCTGATTCCCATCAATGAGCCGTCGGGCGGGCTGTCTCAGAACATGCTGGAATGCCCGTCTGGGTTGTCTCAGATTGGGCCTGTCGAGGCTGCAAGTGTTACAGCTACGCAGGATTATTCGACTGCAGTATCTGGAGAGATTACCTCTCAGGTTTCCAGTGTTGCGGTGTCGCCTAATGCCGCGGCTTCTGGTTCCGCGGGGTCTCAAGTTATTATCCCTTTCCAGACATTTGCTATGTTTTACGACGGAAGCACCGGGAAGCCGACAAAACTGAATTTTTCTGATGGTTTTGAATATGCGCGTGTGACATCGTCACAGTCAGACATTATTATCTGCTCCCCTGCTTATGCTGGTGGCAACGTTGGAGGCTATGGTTCGTACTGTCAGATTTCATTCCCGGGAACACTTGCTACAACGATAGATGTTCTATCTGAATTTCCGCTTAACCCGACATTCCATGATGTTGCCTACGCCGGAGGGCGTATGGTATGGGTCAATTATGACATTACAGGCTCTGATCGGTTCCGCTGTTATTACTCGGATATTGGTGATTTAGTTCCGCTTAATACCCAGTTTTTCAGCCCTGACACTTCGGTTTCGCAGCTTACCGGGATTCACAACCTAAACGGCTCTCTATGGGTGTTTGATTCTGACAATGCCTTCCTGTTTACCATTACCTCATCTGTAACCACTCCGTTTCAGTGGCAACGTGCCGCTACTCAGGCGGTTGGTTGTGCCGGACCTCATGCTAAAGCGGAAGTTAAAGGCGTCCTGTACACGCTTGGACGGGTGGAAAACGGCTCTTACTCTGTTGTGGCACTCACTCAAGGGCGTGTTTCTACTCCTGCTGTTGACGCTCTTATTCGCGAAAAGATTTCCACGCTATCCGGAAGCACTCAGATATTCACTCAGGTGAAGCTATTCGGGTATCGCGACAAGGGCCGGGATATTCTAGCCGTTACTGTTGCTGACCTGACTCTCTGCTACAACGTCACAGACGGGCGCTGGTTTGAGATGGGTGACGGTGACAAATGGGAGGTCTGCGGCTATGGCACGGTATACGGTCAGGACGTGTTCATTGGTCGGACAATCACTGTCTCTGGTTCTGATATTACTTTCAACATGTCGCAGCCTGATTTAACAATTGGCACGGAGTTTGGCGAGACGGTGGAACGGTATTTTGAGTCCGGAATGTTCAATGCCCAGCAAGCGCCTATTAGGCTGGCTGAACTAGAGCCTCAAGTGCAAGTGGTGGGCAGTGACGCAGAGAACGTATTTGTGTCTGTGTCTACGGATTTCGGAGATACCTACGGAGCTGAACGCTCAAACACTGTTGTTTCTGGAGACCGTCGTACCCGCTTTATGAACTGGGGATTAGTCCGTCAGGCGTTCGTTGTCAAAGTGCGATTCCTGAATGACTACCCGTCAAAAATCGTTCGCCTCATGTCCCGACTGATAACCGGAGGTCGTGACGCATGATAAGAGGCCAGATAGAGCTATCAGACGAGTTATTCCGCGCACTAACCAAACTTCCGGATGAAATGATTGAATGGCTCAGGCAAGCGCAGAATCAGCTCAGGACACTGCCGGAGTTCATTCATTACGAAGACCTTGAAAGCTCAGTTTTCCCTACCGCTGACACTGGCACTTTGCTTTATGTCGGGTTCGATATCTTCATCAAAGACACTGACTGGTATTCACTCAGAGGCGGGCGCTCGTACGCTGTTGGCTCTCCGATTCCGTCAGCGTTTACGGCAGTTGACTACACGACTCAGCCTGTCGGAACCGTCAGGACTCTGGTTAATGTCTCAGGAGCTACCGTAAATAACGGGGCGACACTGAATGCCACACAGGTTAGAGGGGCGAGGATTCAGGCGGGAGGAATGACACCTGATGCCGTGCCTACCGTGCCTGTTGGTTCTGTCTGGTATAGCTTCGTCAAACTCAGCAACAACGAGGCGGGCGATTTTGTCCGGGTGTCGTGATTGAGGTTAAGCGGATACCCGCAACAGTTGCGGCTTCGGTAATAGATGACGAGCTATTCGACAGGGTAAGCAATAGTCGCTGCACTAAAGAGCACATAGTCACATCTTACACTGATTCTAACGTGTACATTGGCGCCTTCGTTGATGGTCAGATTATCGGTTCTGTCACGTTCAATCCTGAAAGCTCTTCAACGGTCGGTATTCATTGCAATTTCATAAAAGAACACAGGAAGTACGCGCAAGAGGCCGGAGTATTGATTATGCGGCTGTTCATGCAGATGTTTCCGACCGTTGTTAAGTTCAAGGCTGTTATTCCGGTTATCTATCCTGACGTTATTGGGTTCTCAAAGAAGTTCGGCCTCATTGAGGAGGGCGTTGATAGGAAATCAATATTGAAGGGTGATATCATGGTAGACAGAATCTATTTAGGCGCAACTAAAGAAGAAATTCAGGCGGTGATTTATGAGTGATGTAAGTGACGCTCTTTCGAATATCGACCCAACAACGGACGAAGGTCTGACCAATATCGGTCTTGGCGGGCTGGCTGGTGGAGCCACGGGCAAGCCTGCTGAGTGGGCGGACGAAATAGGTTATAAGCTGTCCGGACAAGAACAACAGGACAAGATGGAAGAAGCCGCAGAAGAAGCAGCAGCAGCTCAGCAGGACATTATCTCACTGTACAAAGAGCAGTACGCCGACTATGTGAACCGGGCACAGCCTTACGCCAACCTTGGCTCCGATGCCGTTAAACAACTACAGGCATTCATGTCACCTGAAGCTCAGGCTCAATACGCTCAAGAGGCGCTGCAAGGTCAGGCATTCCAGAACATCCAAGAGGCTGCGCTTAACCCGCTGATTTCGAATTCTGCTGCACTGGGCAATAGGTTGTCATCCGGCATTCAGGAAGACGTTCTGAATACGTCCGGCGCTCTGGCGACTGGCTACGCTCAGGACATGAT